GTCTGTAGAAACTTCTATGCATTCTAACTCTTCAATCAATTCTTGTTTATTCATCGCTGTTTCCCTCCTATGGATATGCATTTATTGCTTTGCCATAACAAGTAGAATCACATGCTTGATAAGTTAATTGCCACTTATCATTCATATCAATTTTTTTACCGCATTCTACACACCTGACATTCCCATCTTCGCTATATCCGTTTTTAATTAGCCACTTTTTGAATTGCTTATTTTTTTGGCGTTTATTCAACAAGATTCCTCCACTTCGTTAAATCCGCAAACTAATGAGTTCATGTTCCAAATGCCGCCGCCTTCAAGAGCAACTTTTCTTTTGTCTTTCTCAGGAAATTCAAGAATCAACCCATTCACTAATACTGTTTTTACTACTAAAAATTTGTCTGTGTATTGTGGAACTCCTTCACCGATATACTTTACTTTGTCTCCTGGTTGAATGCTCATACTCATTCCGATACCTCCTAAAGCAAACCGCTGTCAATCAGCAATGCTTCGCCGTCTTCTTCAAGATTTTCTAATTGATTGAAAGCTTCTTCTGCACCCAATTCTCCACCATCTTCAGTATGACTTTTAGCAAGCATTTTGAACGCTTCGTATTTATCAATTATTTTCATATCATCGAAAAATTCTTTTTCGTCTTCCACTTCGCAAACAATATCCTTATAAAATTTTAAACATTGTTTTTCATCTTCAGCAGCAATTAATGCATAATAAGGTTCTCTCATTTCGTAAAATTTCATTTTTCTTCCTCCTTAAATCGATCGATAACCAAATAAATAAATTTACCTTCTAATCCTTCTAATATTTCAAGTAAATTATGACCACCTAGCGTAAAGGTTTCTATTTCATAACCTTCAATCGTCCATGTACTGTAGCCATACCAGTTCTCTTGAAACTCTAACAATCCCATACTGTCCAATACCACTTTTTCTTTAATGCTTTCTAATTTTTCTTGTTTGTCACTAGCGTATAGTTGCATTATTACATTTTCAGCAACACGTTTATCATTAATTCCATTTTCAAAGTCTTCCTCTTCATCTGAAATATTTTCGTATCCTAAAGCTGACAAAGCGTTCAAAATTAAACTACCGAGTTTTCTATTTTCTAGATCAAATTCGTTATAATCTTGTCTGTGCATCAAGCTTTTTAATAAATGGATTGCTGGATCACAATCTCCTATTTTAGCGACCCAACCTTTTAGTATTTGTTTTTTACTCATTCTGTTCCCTCCAATTCCCACGGAAAAGGCGTTCTAATGGACCAAACAGGCACAGACCTATGACCACAATCTCGCCATTCTAACCACCAGCAACTACGGTTCTCATTGTCTTCGTCTACTCCGAAACGATATCTAACAAATGCATCTTCAACAATGTAAGGTGTGCTTTCGTCAAGCATTAGTTCTGACCGCCATTCCTCTATTGCTTGTTCCCTGGAATATTTTTGTTTATTGAAGCCCATCCAATTATTGAAATCTCCATTAAACACTTCAAAGTCAAACTTGCTTCTTCCTTTAATCGCCATTTATTTGACCTCCAATAAATCTGGGTTTTCATAGATGTTACCTAAAATAGTTATGTCGCTAGACGATAAATTAAAATTATGCAAGAATATTTCTTCTAAGTCTTCTGCATCTGGCAAACTCATTGATACAGGAATACCATCAATTTCGTTTGGTATTTGCTTAGGAGTGTCATACTCATATTTGGCATCTTTGATTATCCATGCTGTTCCTGTTTCGTCTTTATCAACTACACCAACCATATGATTTTCTTGGTAATATCCCATCGGCCACTCTTCCCAAAAAATATCAATGATGTCGCCTTTAAAAACATTTTTTTCTTCATTGTCTTTATAAGAATCGGACATATAGCCTTTCAATCCAGTTGATTGTCCGACTGTTTCCTTATCAATCAGATAAACCGAATTTTCATCTGCTTCATTTACGATGGCATACTGGCCAAACATAAAAGTTAAAAGGCCAATATGCCAGTTACCTCTTTGATCTCTTGCTCTAAACTTTGGAATCATCTTCTTCACTCGCTTTCATCCAAACTTGATTGCTTTTAGTGCTTTTTTCTTTCTTAATTGGTTCAGTTTTTGTTTTCAAAATTTTATTTTTTTTAGGTATAACTATTACTTTGCTAACCTCTTTAATAATTCCATCTGTTACAAATGCAGCACTTTCTGCAATCGCCTTTTTTTCAAAAAATTTAGCATCTTTTATATTTGATACAGGATTCCCATGTTGATCCAAATATGCAGTTACTTTTACAACGTAAGGCATTTTTATATCACCTCTTTTTTTATTAATTCAATCCATTTCTCACTAGCTGTTTCTACCTCGTGAGAGGCTCTCTGATTACGTTTACCTCTCAATTGAACAATATGCCCTTTTTGATATTCCAAGGTGTAAAACGGCGTTTCTGTGTCGTTCTTCTTACGAACAAAGACAATAGTTGTTTGCCCCTTACTGTGACGTTCAATGTAATGGCTACCACCTACACAATGATGTAATGCTTTACCTTCTTGGATTATTTCGATAATGTCTCGAGGTATTTTGAATTCATAATTACCAACAACTCTTTCTAGTTTTAAGCGTTTGACCAACGTTTCCTCGTACTCTTGCTGTAGTTTTTCATTTTCTTTTCTCTTTTGTTCGATTTTTAATTGATTCAGCAATTCCACAGCATTATCATGTGCTTTTTTTAAATCCTTAGGAATAATTAAATTAGCATCACCTGTAGGATCTATATTTAAATCTTTTAACATATTCAGATAGTCGAAGTAGTAAAGCATATTGATTTTATTTTTAATAACCCAATTCTGAAATTTAACCATTCCTATACCTTTCGGAATTTTGTTAATGGCATGATAATCCAAGAACTTTTCAATACCAGGTACGACCTTTCCATTCCGGTTTTTTATCCGTTTTTCTAATTCGAATTCATAAAAATCTCGGTTAGAATTTTTGAAAAATTGTTTATTTTCTTTCAGCCATTTCTTATTCAAGGTCCGCATATCTACACCTTTTCTATATGTTCCATTCTGATATGAATACTTCGGATACATCACTTCATCTACTAGTTTTTTTGCATTTATTTTCTGCAAAAATTCAATTTCAAAGCGATATTGATACCAGTTTCTTAATTCATAAATTTGAATGTCATCATACTTAAACTTTAAATATTTTAATGGCGAAATCTTTTTTACTTTTGTCTCCCAATTATTTTTATAAAAAATTGTTCCATGATAAGGCGAACTCATTCCTCCATAATTTGGAGTAAGTCCAAAAACATATCCTTTACCCCATTTTGTTATCTTTACACATTCATCATTATCGAAAATTTCAAAATTCACCAACGTGCTTTCTAGGCTTTCTTTACCGTCAATAATATCTAACCAATAGCCATAAGACTGAACCTCGATTCGTTTAGAAGTAACAAGTACTATTGCGAATGAATAAAACTTATCTACAAAAGTTAATCTTGAATTTTTTGTTAACCTTTTTTCTATAACATGGCCAAATTTTCTGTCAGAAGATACGATCACTTCATTTTTGTTGGACCACTTATAAATCGGTATTTGTGATTCACACCAGTTAAAAAAACTTTTAGGAGGAATTAATTTCTTCTCAACGTACCAATCAGCATTCTTTTTCATAGAAAATCAAGCAAATCTAATTGCAATCCTTCATTGATTTTTGGTTTATTGGCTTTTGGTTTTTCTTTAGACTTTTTCTTATCTTTGACAGGTTTATTTTTAGATTTAATTGATGTTGCAACTTGTGACGTTTCTTGTTTGACGTTTGTTTCATCTGATAGGTAATATTCTTTTACCCAATCAAAAACTTCTAAATCGTCTACAATAGCTACCCCTTTCATAGCCATTTCTCGAGCTTTATGTCCACAATAATTTAGAGCATTGCTGATTGATTTACCTTGTTTCAGAACCCCTTTAAATAGTTCTTCATCTTCTTGATCGCATAACCAATTATGAATTTTATCTTCAGCTTTTGTGTGCTCTTTTTCCATTTCTTTAAGCATAATAACTAGTGCTTTTTCTTTTACATCAGTCATCTATTTACCTCCGTCAGGCAGATTCAGTCTCACTGGAGTTACCAGATAAAGATACTTACCTTCTTTGATTTCAAGCGTAAATGGTTTATTTTCTGAATAAAGATGAATTACAGTATCATCAACGGCATACCTCTCTTTTGCATCTAATAGAAATTCACAGGCATCAATGATATATCGTGAATTAACACCTAACTTCATTGATTCACCAACAACTTGTGCATTCACTTCAATTTTCACTGGTGAACCATATATTTTTTCGTCGTGTAAGTTTGTAAAAGTAATTTTACCTTGTTCAATTTTCATCACGATTATTTCATCTGTATTTGTGTTTAATGCCTTTGCTGCTCTTAATAAAACTGACAAACTTATTGTTATTTTTATTTTTGATTTTGCCTTATTCGGTATAAGATGGCCAAGCTCAGGATATGGTGCGTCGAGTATTTCCATTGTTCTGATATCTTGGTTAATTTCTTTATTGTGATTGTGGAAGTTCTCGATTAGCAATAATCTATGAGAGTCTGTTGCAGCTATGCTTCCATTTGCATCATAATGGACACATCTTAAAATTGGTCTTGATTCAAACTTAGATACGGCTCGTTTTAAATGTTTTGATAATTTATTGTCGTTCATTTATTTCCCCTCCAGGAATTCTTTGATTTGTCTGTCTAATTCTGCTTGCTCATCAGGCGAAAGCTTTTTTTCAGTATTTTCTTTGGGTTCTTTTGCCCACTCTGGTAAATTTTCAACCCTCACATTTTGACGCTGGTAAGTCGCTCTTTGTTGGCCACGTTCCTTTTCATTTTTGATTTCAAATTTTAGTTTTTCAAACTGCGTTCTTAGCTTAGAAGCACTTCTAATGTTTCCGAACCAGAATGAATTTGTCGGTAACCAATCAAGAACATAGTCAATTGCTGCAATAGTCTGTTGATCTCGTTCTTCGATTAACCTGAACGTATCAGCCCACTTTTCAATATTGGCTCTTTTCATTTCACTTGGAAAATCATTGATTAAATTATTTTTTAACTTTTCAGCAAGGCGTAAATGTTCGTTAGAATATTTACGAGAAGGTTTTGAATCTTCTTTTTCTATCTCTAACTCTTTCTCTAACTCTATCTCTATCTCTGGTGTAGATTTGTCCGGACATTTGTTACCCTTTTTTTGGACATTTGTCCGGACGTTTGTAGTTACATTTGTCACATCATTAAGCAACAGACTGTCTTTTTCTTTCTTGATTTGTTGTCTATAATCCCTTTTTCTATCTGCTTCTGTTGAAGATTTTCCAATAAAATTTTGGATATCTAACATATAAATTGCTCCATTATCTAAAACCTCAATGAGCTCTAAATCTCTAAAAACCTGTATTGCTTTTTCGACATCTCCAACGCTATGCCTCGTCACTTGTGATAGCATTGTTGAGTTGAATGGTATCCTTTCGTTAAACATTAGGCGCCCTTCATATTTCAAACTTCTTAAATAAAGTTTTAATAAGATATTGGAATAGATATAACCATCGGGCATACTTTCTAGCACAATCATTTCATCACTATCGAAAAAATTATCTTTGAGTTTGAGATAGTAATATTTTTTATTGTCTGCCATGTTTACCCTCCAATGTGTAATTTCTTGATGGTATCTTGATTTAATTTAATTCCTTTAACATGATATTTTTTCTTAAATGCTGTAATACCAATGTTGTGTTTTTCTGTGTGATGGCATCGGCACAAACCAGCGTAAGTGTATTCTGTGTGGTCCACACTTTTTCTTTTCCGCCGACCTAGAGCTTTATCAAAATGGTCAATGTCTGCACCAGTTTTGCCACATATGCAGCAAACTCTGTTAGTGATGCATTTGTAAAAGTAATATTCCTGATTAGCAGGTAAAATATCGTACCCATTGCGAAATGGAATATTATTTTCAAAGATGAAATTCAAGATAATGTTCGCTAAAATGGTTGCATCGTCCATTGTGTTCGTTGAGTCGTTTCTGAGGCTAATTTCATAGCCTTGTAACGCTTCAAACCTGAGATAGAACATTTCCTTTAACACTTCCGTTTCTTGCCCTGTGAAAGAGAATATATCCTCTAGCATTGCAAAGATAAATCGACGTTGGGCAACACTAAATTTTCTCGGATCAATAAATCTTATTTCAACTTCTCTTGGCCCTGTATAATCAAAATACATGGTTTTTAATCGTTCAATATTTATTGCTTCGTTTATTACTGCTGTTATTGAGTTGTTTTTCAAACTCTTAATAACAGCAGAATAAACATTGTTCAGGTTCATTCAATCACTTCCACTTGAATCCCGTTATTAATAATAAAATTGTTTAAAGCAACTAACTTTTGATGCTCTGCTGTTAGTCTTAACGTAACTGTTTTCTCTTGTTGTTTTTTGCTGGTTTTTGGCGCTTTTTCCGTGATGATTTCACCTGTCGCAGTGTCAACCGTTTTATTGTTGATTGTTTCAGTTTTCAAAGCAGCCATGGCTTCGTCGTGTTCTCTTTTTGCTCTTTCACGTTCTTCTTGTTCTTTTTTTAAAGCAACGGCTGAATCGATTTCTTTTATCAGTTCTGGTGCAGTAGACCCTTTATCGATTAATGCGACCCAAGAAAACGAGTCAAGACCAACTGCCTTAGCATAATTTTCAACAATGAGCTTATCGTTTTTGATACGCTCTTTTTCCTTTGCTACTGAATACATTACTGTTGCGATCTCTTCAATAGTTTTTTTGGTTAATTCACCTTTAGCAGTGAAAGATGTTTTATTTAACCATGAATCCGAAATTTTAAATTCATTGATATCAACACCATAATTTTCAGACATTTCAGCAATTACTTCTTGAAGCTTTTCGTTTCGTTTATTGCGTTCGGTTTCTTCATAAGACTTAATATTTTCATCGATGCTTGAGCGCACTAGATTGATTTTTCCAGTATATTTTTTTATTTTGTCCTCGAATTTTTTTAAAGGTTCACTGTATTCTTTTTTTATATTTTTTCGTTGGTTTTCTAGTAAATCAGATACTTTTTTCAAATCTGCTCTAGCTTTTTTTGCGTCGGGAATATTCTCATCTGTAAAAATCATTGTTGAATAATGTTCAACAGCACTGTCGACAATCGAAGCTAGCTGCACTTCGTTTTGAATGGTAATTTCACTGGCTTTAAAATCAACACTAAACTGCAATTCTGTTGTTAATTCGTTTGTCATTAGTTTTGCCCCCATGTAATGTTTTCTTCTGGTTGTGGTTGGAATTGTTGTATCCATTGCTTCAGAACTTCCATAGCTTTCTTGAACATGCTAGCTGGCATATTTTCATTGACATCTACATTCAATTCTTTACTTAGCTCATTCCGCACATAGTCAAGTTCAGAATTCGATAACTCAGAAAGTTGTCGGATATGATCGTTTAACGTAGCTAACTGTTTACCGCTAATCAAATCAACTTTTGAAGTATCGCTGTTCTTTTCAGCTGCTGTTTGGCCATCATCGTCTTTATCTGCAGCAATTCCAAAAGCAGCAGACAAAGAGTAACGTCTTGCATAAGTTGTTAAGCTTCCTAGCCCTTGCGGATTAGTGCCACTGTTTGGAAATTCAAAAGGTCCATGAATGATATATTGACCGCTAACATGAGTAATAATTGTTGTGACTTTTAACGCATTATTCTCATTGACGACATTTTGTTGAAAATCAATTCCGCTTTCGGATTCTTGTGCAGCTTTTCTAATTGCTTCTTCAATCGCTTTTAGAGTTGCATATTGGAAATTCATTGGACCTTTTTTCGTTGTATAGGCAACTTCTGCGTCAAATCTTGGTTGAATTAATTTGCTTTTTAGCTTATACATCCCATCAAACAATTCTTTTAAATTTTCGCTGTTCTCGTTCATTTATTCCCCTTCTTTCAGTAATGAAATAACTTTTTGAAGTCCTTCGATTAATTCAACTTGATTAAAATAAGCACTTTCATCTAAACTCTCGAATACTGTTCTAACTTCTTCATCTTCGCTATCTTGGTAAACAGCAACATGATTATTAATAGCATCCTTTTCAAAAATCAGTGATCCATAAGGTGAATGATTATCAATTAAGACAATTCTTTGCATTGAATCCACTTCCACTCTCATGCTATAATTCTCCTATCAATTAATTTTGTTTGTGACTTTTTGCTTGCCGGCGGAAGTCACTTTTTTGTTTCTTGGATAAATAACGCTTCTGGAAATACTGCCTTATTTATCGCAGTGTCTGGATATTTTTCTTTAAGCTTTTGAAATACCAGGGCTTTCGTATCCTCAACCACGTAAATTTTCAAACTATCTTTTCCTACTGCTTTAAACATCTAAATTCCCTTCTCTCTTTTTGTTGCATAATGTATATTTGATTTTTTTGTTGCTGGTACCATAAATCAGCAAGTTTTTTCGTTTGTTGTAGTTTTTCTTTCCTTGTCATTTATTTACCTCTCTATCTTCAAGAGCTAAGTCATAAAATAATGTCCAAATAATGAACAATCCAATATACACATTTTGGATGATTGGATTAAAGTTTCCACCCACTAGCAGACCCAATCCGAAAACAATAAGCAGTACTGCAATTCTTCTTAAGTTATAAATTTTTCTCATATTATTTACCTCCTAGAACATTTCTAATTCAAGCTGTTTAATCTGTTCTTTAGTAACAGATGACGGCTGCCAGTTATCAATAAATTCAAGAACACGTTGGAAATCCTTATCCTTAATGCGACCTCTATTAGGAACATTAAACAGTCGTTTTATGCTAGATCCCAAATCTTGAAAGAGCATTGATTTTGCTTCTTGACTTAAGCGTTGTTCTTTGCATAAGTAGTACACTTTCTTTCTAACTCTGCTATCGATCGTCCCTTTATCTTCAGTGCTAATCAGTTTATTTTCTTCGATATCTACTAATCGTTTATCAATATTATCTACACGCTCATTTGTTTCTTCATTTGCTGATAAAGCAAGCATTGCTAGTTCTCTTTTGGAAGTTGGTAGTTTGGGCTGTTGAATTTCTTTTTCCATTTGATTAAAAGCCTCAATATATTTCAGTTTGAACTGCAATGCCTTTTGACCAGTGAACCCCATTGCTAATAAAGTGAAGCCGTCGCGATTCATGATAACTTGGCGATAAGATTGTTTGTTTTGCGGATGAACATATATATCTTCATAAAATAAGTCTGCCGAATTTTCGGCTAGCCCTTGCTTTAATTCATCAATGGCTTCTAAAACATGTTTATGCTGTTTTCTAAATGTTTCAGCAACTTGTAAACTACTTGTTACCACTTGTTTATTTTTCATTATTACTAATTGCATATTCTGTTTCTCCCTTCATTTTTAGTTAGCTTCTTTCTGATAACTGTTACCTTCACTTTTCTTAGATTCACTTTTACTTTTTATTTTACAAACATGTTGTATACCAGTACGTCGCGTTAAAACATCAGCAAAAGCTTGTGCCAATAAATCGATATCTACTTTTTCTGACGACTTTTGATTCATATCACACTTCCCTCCTCTGTTGTTGACATTCGGGAACTTAACGAGTAAAAAAAATAGATATTCTAGATTCTGGCATTTCTAATGCTGTTGCTATTTTTGCTAGTTCGTCAACTCCCAATGAAACTGTACCATTTTCACGTTTTGTATATACACTTCGTGTCCATTGTAATTTCTTTGCTAATTCTTCTTGAGAATACCCTTTTGCGATTCTCTCAGCTTTTAAACGGTTGAAGTCAAATTCCATTTTTATAATCCTCCTAACATTTATTCATTCATGAATGTGCTTTAATGATATATCGGTGATTCCCGAATGTCAACTATTTGTGCCGAATAAGAACATTTTTTGTTGACTATTGGGAACTTTATTAGTATTATTTCTTTAGGAGGTGAATAATTTGAGAACGAATGATGAAATTATGACATTAATTACAAACTTGCGTAAACAGAAAAAAATGACATCCACTGAATTAGCAGAAAAAGTTGGAATAGCTAAGTCCGCAATGTCACGTTATGAAAATAGAACAAGACAATTTCCTGTTAATAAGATATCTGACTTTGCCAATGCTTTAGAAACAAGCCCAGAATACCTATTAGGATTTGAAGAAGAACCACTTTCTCAAATTTTAACGAAAATAAACGAAACCTCAGCTAAGTTAGAAACTAAAAGACAAAAAAATGTATTAATATTTGCCGAGAAAGAATTAGATAAGCAAATTCTTGAAACGGAATCACGCAATAGAAAAGTTGTTCCATTGGTAGGAAAGACCGCAGCAAACCCTGCAGTTCTAGAATATGGAGATATAGACGTTGAACAGCACTCTTTCGCACACGTGCCGGAAGGAGCAGATTGTGCTATTAATATTCAGGGAGATTCAATGGAACCGCTAATTAAAGATGGAAGCATTGTTTTTTATAAAAAACAATGTGATGTTGAAAATGGTGAAATTGCAATCGTAGAAATTGATAATGATGGTGTTACATGTAAGAAAGTAATTAAAGACTACTCAAATAAGCAAATTATTTTGAGATCAATCAATACCAAATATGAAGATAGAATTTTAGAAAATGAAAAAATTAGAATTATTGGAAAAGTTATATTATAGAACTTTTGTATTAGACTTAAAAGTATTCTATTAAAGACCAATCTGTTTAAAAAAATAATTTATAGAAGAATAGTTCGTGGTTAGCTAAGAAATAAATATAAATTTTAACCCTCGGACTTTTCTTCTTACAAAAAAAGAACATACATTCTCTAAGGAGGGATATTATGAATAAATATGAAGTAGAAAAAAGACTTTGCGAAGAGTTGAATATTGAATATATTAACTTAAATTTACGTACAGGACCTAGTCACAGATTTACTGAAAAAGAATACCAAGAGCTTAAATCTGATTATGCTCAGTTATTTTTACAATTAAACAAGCTTAATGTTGAGAAAGACCAAGAGTAGTTTTTAAATAAGATAGGGGGATTCGTTTATGCTAAAGAGAGCAGCGTTATACATTAGGGTTTCTACTGATCAACAAGCAAAACACGGGGATAGTTTAGACGCACAAATAGCTACTTTAAAAGATTATGTAAGTACTCAAGACAATTTGACAATCATTGACACGTATATTGATGACGGCATTTCAGGACAAAAATTGTACCGCGATGAATTTCAACGCTTATTAGAAGATATAAAAAAGAACAGAATAGATATTATTTTGTTTACCAAATTAGATCGATGGTTTAGAAATTTACGTCATTACTTAAATATTCAAGAAATATTAGATAATTCTGGCGTAACATGGCTTGCCGTTTCACAACCATTTTTCAATACTGATACTGCTTATGGACGTTCCTTTGTTAATCAGTCAATGAGTTTTGCTGAATTAGAAGCACAAATGGCGTCTGAACGTATCAAAGCAGTATTTGAAAACAAAATTAGAAAGGGAGAAGTGGTAACTGGTAGCGTTCCTTTTGGTTATAAAATCTGTGATAAGAAGTTAATACCTAACGAAAATGCACCTATCGCAAAAGATATTTTTAAACATTATTCTATTCACAACAGTATACGCCTAACTGTTGAATATCTATTCAATGAATATGATATTACAAGAAGTTCTCGAACAATCAAGCACATGTTAAGGAATAGAAAATATATAGGTGAAGTTTCTGGTAACAAAAATTATTGTCCTCCCATAGTGGATAAGGAAACCTTTGAGAAGGTTCAAAATCTATTAGATAAAAATATTTCATCTATAGCAAAACGTACTTATATCTTTTCAGGACTGGTAGTATGTAGTTGTTGCGGTAAAAAAATGACTGGACGTTATCGAAAAAGAAAATATATTAAAAAAGATGGCACAGTGATGTATTATACAAAAAAAGTATACCGTTGTAACGGAAACACTTATAAAAGAAATAAATGCCCAAATAAGATAAATATACCCGAAGAGATACTTGAAGAGTATTTATTAAACAACATTAAAGCAGACGCGGAAAACTTTGAAGCTAAACAGAAGAAGATAGCAGTTTCTGCTCCTGAAAAAAACAATAATTCAAAAGTACTAAAGAAAATAGAACGGTTAAAAAAAGCGTATCTTAATGAGGTTATAAGTTTAGACGAATATAAGAAAGATAGAAAAGAGCTTGAACAGATGATTGTTCAAGTCAAGCCTAAGGAAACT